CAGAGCACCAGAACGTCGTATTTTCTATATTGATGTTGGCAATCTTCCAAAAGTAAAAGCAGAGCAATACCTCAAAGAGGTTATGTCTCGCTATAGAAATAAACTTGCATACAATGCCCAGACTGGAGAAATCCGTGATGATCGCAAGTTTATGTCTATGATGGAAGACTTCTGGTTACCACGTAGAGAAGGTGGTCGTGGAACTGAGATCACTACCCTGCCTGGTGGACAGAATCTTGGTGAACTTTCTGATATCGAATACTTCCAAAAGAAACTGTATCGTTCTCTCGGAGTTCCTGAGTCTAGAATTGCTGCTGATGGTGGTTTCAACCTTGGTCGTTCTTCTGAGATTCTTCGTGACGAACTGAAGTTTGCTAAGTTCGTTGGTCGTTTGAGAAAGCGTTTTTCTCAGATGTTCAATGATATGCTTAGAACTCAGTTGATTCTGAAGAATGTCATTACTCCAGAAGATTGGGAGTATATGAGAGATCATATCCAATATGACTTCTTGTATGATAATCAGTTTGCAGAACTCAAAGAATCTGAACTGGTCCAGAACCGTCTCGGTCTTTTAGCAACTATTGAACCATATATTGGTAAGTTCTACTCTACAGAGTATGTTCGTAAGAGAATCTTACGTCAAACCGATTCTGAAATTATTGAAATTGATATGCAGATCGAAGATGAAATTATGAAAGGCATCATTCCCGATCCTTCAACCATCGATCCTGTAACTGGACAACCACTTCCACAAGCAATGCCAGGCGAAGGTTCTGGTATGGCAGGAATGGGTGCAGATCCAAATCAAATGGGAGAAGTTCCTACTGAACCAACTGCCGAAGAAATGACCGCAGAGATTGATCAGCAGTTCACAAAAGACAGCAAGAAGGCTGAATTATAAATATATTATATTACATATTGATTTTTCATGGAAGATGTTATCGATTTGATCGCTACTGGAGGATCTTCGTCTGAAGTTAGCGACAAAATGAAGGAACTGCTGTATGCAAAAGCAGCAGAGCGAGTTGATATTGCAAGACCATATGTTGCTAATGCAATGTTCGGTCAAGAATTTGAATATCCAACTGAGGATGAAACCGAAGTTGCTGATGAACCACAAGATGAAGTAGTCGACGAAGTAGATACTGAATCGGAAGTCGAAACTGAACCAGAAGCAGAAGAGGAGTCTGAGTAATGGCATATGTACGTCATGACGAAAACTGCAATCCTGTAAATCCACAACCAGGAAAAACATCGGTCACCCAATTTGGTGGCAATGAAGGATGGTCAAGTGTAACGTATGAAAACTTCAATGCGGATTACCAAGCCCGCAATGCAGATAATACGACAAGGACTCCTGGAACATATCAGGCAAGAAATGCCGATAACTCACCCAGGACTCCTGGAACATATCAACGTCATGATGAAAACTGCAATCCAGTAACAGGTTAATAACAATGAAACTCATCACAGAAGAAGTAACAAACGTAAAGATTATCACCGAAGGCACAGGTGCCGGTAAGAAGTTATACATCGAAGGTGTATTTCTTCAGAGTGAAATCAAGAACCGTAATGGAAGAATGTATCCTTACGAGACTCTTAATAACGAAGTGAAGCGTTATTGCGAAGCATTCGTAAATAAGGGTCGTGCTCTTGGTGAACTCGGTCACCCTGAAGGTCCTACTGTTAATCTTGATCGCGTTTCTCATAAGATTACTTCTCTGAAAGCAGAGGGTAATAACTTTATGGGCAAAGCCCAAATCCTCGGAACTCCGATGGGTAAAATTGCATCTTCCCTCCTCGATGAAGGTGTAATGCTTGGCGTTTCTTCTCGTGGTGTTGGATCACTCAAGACCACTAGTGAAGGATGTAAGATTGTTGGTGAAGATTTCCAGTTAGCAACTGCTGCTGATATCGTCGCTGATCCTTCTGCTCCTGATGCATTTGTTAATGGA